ATGGAGAAAAAAGAACAAATTAAGAATATCATTCTCGTTTTCTCTACTATTATGAAAAGTATGATTAACCCCTCTTTCAAGATCACAAATCCGGAAGGAGGGGTTAATCAGCAAACCATCGGGAAATGTCTGGATTTGCTTGAAGCCGACTTTGGCGATGCCATTAGTAGAGAAAGGTTAGTTGATTTTTGCGTAGGCGTACCGGGTATACAACACGGATTCCAGATATACCGACAAATGAGGTGTGAAACAATACTTCGGCAGCAAGGCCGTGGAATGCTTCATCCAGACGAACAAGAACCGGAAGTATTACGAGGACAAATGGCTGGGAGATAAAATGCCAAGAGCAAGGCTTCTCGCTCTCATTGCGGACAGACGGAAACATCCGCTATACAAATTCATCTTTCCCCAGTACGAGGAAAGCACCAAATCCAGAGCGTTGAATACGGACGTGGGATACTATATATGTGGACAATCCACCCTACTATGGACTCCGTTTTCCGTCTCCTGCCAACAATGTGTCAAAGCCGAAGCCTGTAAACAAAGAACCCGGCAAGCTTATCCTGAACTATATCGAATCAGAACTGAAGAATTTAATCAAAATGAAACCAAATAAATCCAACCCTTTAAGTTTAGATTTCCTCTTTTGAGCTATACTATTGCGTAATGAAGTATGACAACGTATGTGCCGCAGTAGTGCAAAACATGAACAAAGAATATCTGCCGGATAAATACTTTCAAGCGATAAACAAGGTCATAGCCAAGCATTATGAGACCTACAAGACACCGCCTTCCTACCCGGTCTTGTTGCAAGCCTTTGCCGGAGACTACGATGCCACGGAACTGATTAATACGTTTCAGGACTATGAAGGTGTCAGAAAAGTGGATTCCGTATTGGATATGCTGGAATCATACATCAAAAGCGTCCGGTTACAGGCCGTTTATGTAGAAGTCGGAAAGCTATACAACCAGAACGAACAGGAAAAGGCTCAGAACAAACTGATGGAATATGCGGAATGGCTCGGTCAGTTCACACTAAAAGCAAGTCAGTTCGTGGATATTACCAAGACATTCACCCAGCGTTTCCTACAGAACAGACAAAGGGAGAATGAGAACAAGAACTCACGGCTTGCACAGGTGACACGTTTCTTCATTGACGATATAGACGAACTGAACGATGGAAGAAATCTCAGAGGACAGCTTACCTGTTTCCTTGCCAGTACGGGCGTGGGAAAGTCGCATATCGCACGTCATGTCGGAGTAAGGGCTATGGTGGACGATGGACTGAACGTGCTTCATTTCCAGTTGGAGGGTTCTGAGGAAGAAGTGGTAGATGCTTATTCCGGAGCTTTGATATGCAAGAACTCGTTTCTTTTTGAGAAAGGAAAAATCTCAGATACGGAAATGAGGATTTTTGAGGAACAGATGAAAGCCTATACCGGAAGTATTATTGTAAGAGCCTTTCCCAGATTCAACAACAATGTATCAACCGTCGATATTCAGAGTGGTATTGCCGAATATCTCAAGATACATGGTCACAATCCCGACATCGTGATTGTGGATTCGATGGACTTGCTTACCGATTCAAGCGGAAGAAACTGGGGAGCTGACCATGAACGTGCGAAACGTATCGCAGTGGCAAACGATTTGAAAGACTTGGCCAACGATGAGAATGTCTGGATGGTCGTTACCTATCAGGCGACCATCGAGAACAGGGATTGGCTCAACGATGAGAAAAATGTTCTGACCGAATACAACTGTTCTGAAGCAAAGGGGCTTTCCAGACCACTTACCCATCTGATTACGCTGAACCAATCCGAAGCGGAAAGAAAAGAGGATACGATGCGTCTGCATATCGCAAAGTCCCGATTCTTTAGCAAAGGAGACACATTCAAGATTGCCACTGACTATGCAAACGAAGTGTTCTATGATGCAAGAAGAACCATGAGCTTGAAAGCCCGGTCTGCCTCATAAAGAGGTAAAAATGTCTATAACTGAAGAATGTTATAGGCATTTTCTTGTTTTGTACCAATTAATATAATATTTTTGCACCAATTTACGTAACTACAATATAGCCGATTAAGCTAAAATATTTAACCAAGACTGTATACATGGATTTAACCAAAGCAGAGAAAGATTATCTCATCAAGGAAATAAGTCTGGAACTGGGAGCAAAATTCGATGGAAGCCATAAGAATCTTATTGTACCAAAATGTCCCCATTGTGGAAAAGAGAATAAGTTCGGAATTTATGTAGGCAAAAAAACGGAACGGAAAAAGCCGTTTATGTCACATTGTTTCAGTTGCGGCTTTTCCACGACAACGCTGGAAGGACTGTTGGAAACAATCGGAAGACCGGATCTGATGGTCTCTCCTACTGCCGATCTGGAAGCAAAACTGGATGTCCAGCTCCTTTTCCGCATTGATGGCGAGGAAGAGATTGATGATTCATTAAGCATCATAGAACTCCCGGAATGTTACAAGCGTTGTTATACCAATTCGTACTTGAAATCCAGAGGCTTTACTTTTGATGATTATGAGTATTTTCCGGTCGGTACGACAAGAGGGCTGAATTTCAAGTTCAACGACTATGTGATATTCCCGATCATTGACGATGGCGATACCGTTGGCTATGTTTCCCGTCATATCTGGTCAAAGGACGAGATAGACCGGCATAACTGCAAGGCAAAGATTAACGGGGGATACAGGATTCTGCGCTACAGGAACTCGACAGAAAACGATTTTGTGAAACTCCTGTACAACTACGATGCGGTCATTGAAGATGAGACCGACACGGTTATCATAGTAGAAGGAATCTTCGATGTCATTGCCCTGACACGGAAACTGGAGTTGTATGACAACCCTCATGTAGCCGTTGTAGCGACTTTCGGAAAGAAGATTTCTCAGATACAGATATACAAGCTGCAATGCAAAGGAGTGAAAACCGTTGTGCTTGGGTATGACTCGGATGCAACGGAAGCTATAAATAAGGCAGCGAGCACCCTTAATGAATATTTCAACGTATTCATTGCCAAAATTGACGCAGAGAATGGGAAAGACTAGGATGAAATGTCGTTTTGGGAAATCTACGATACCTTCTCCCAGAACTTGCTCTCCCCTATTGAATTTAAATTAAATACACTTTAACCAATGGAAGAATTAACAGAGTGGCTTGATGCCAATAAAATATCATTTAAAATGATAGACAACGAAGTCATAGAGATCGAGGACTTCGGCAAAATGTTTTTGGCCGACCTTAGCGGTGTAAAATCCATCTTTAAGGTAAAGGATGATGAAGTGTCTTTCAATCTCATGGAAGATCCTTCAGTTCTGATGGAAGAAGACATCTATTATGTCGCATTCAAGTTCGGTGACAACTGGTATTATTATGATTTGAGGGAAGAGTTCAAATTCAACATATTGAAATATATAGGCAAACGACAGGCCGTAAAGACCGATATTCCCTTTGTCAACCTGGGAGTACATACCCCTTATGAATTATTGAACGGCTCAGGGGATTTGGGTTTATGGGTCAAGAAAGCCAAATATCTCGGTCATACGGCTATCGGAATCTGTGATCGCAATACGATGGCGGCAACCTTCAATCTACAAAAGGAATGTGACAAGGCCGGGATAAAACACGTATTCGGCTATTCGTTCACTCTACAGTTCTATGATGAGAAAGTGGATATGAAGGTATATTCCCTATCGCAAAAAGGGCTTCGCAATCTTCTTCGCATTCAAAAGGAAATCATGGTGGATTCAGAAGAGAACGTACTGACGCTTTCGCAGCTTTTGACTCACGGCGAAGGAAACGTATTGGTATTCGGTAAACTTTCTTCGTACTGGATGAAAAAGAACATGAATGTCGTAAAAGAACTGGAAGAAGGTGTGTCGTAA